GCTTTTATTGGGGTAATGCGATTAAGTATCTATTGCGATTCCAAGGCAAGAATGGCTTGGAAGATTTAAAGAAAGCCAGAAAAAATCTGGATTGGTTGATTGAGGAGATGGAAAATGAATAAAAAAGAATTGGTTAAGGCATTGATGAAACAAATGCAAAAATTTGGGTATTTCCCAAGTTTTACAAATGTAAAAACTTTTATCCAAAAATATGAAAAATTGACTAATTCAGAGCCACAAAAGCCAGTCGTACCGCACTTTGTGGCGGAGTGGATTGAAAAAGTTGGAGGCAATCTATTTGGTTTAAATTACGATATGGTTCCAGAAGAAATATATGACTGGGTTAATGAAGAGAAAGGAAATTTTAAAAAATTACATCTCGCTTGTGCTATCGGCTACGAGGTCGAGAAAGAGAAGCGGTATTTGGTGAAGATGAAGGGTGTCCTAAATTCTACAAAATTTTTAGTTCTCAGCGAAATAACAGGAAAATGGTTTTTTGCAAATTTAGGAATGGGAAATGTAATAAATAAACACACCCGCAAAGAACTAGAAGATGCTGGGTTTGGATGGGTGTTTGATTGTGAAGGAATTGAATTAGAGGAGGTAACGGAATGACACGACCAAACAGATACCCATACACTAAGAGTCAATGGGAAGAAGAAACAACACTAGTACACTTTTGCGATAACACTTGTTTTAAGTTGAGAGCTGAACGGAATAGAATTACAAGTGAGGTAAAGAAATGAAAGACTTAATGTTTTGGGGAATGTTTATAGCCTGTTTACTGATTTCAGCCATGACAATCTACATCATGTACTCTCAGGCGATGGTCAATAGAGATTTGGAAAGAAAATACCAAGATTTAAAAAATGAATTTTTACATGTCTTTGGCTGGGATCAATATGAGTGGGCAAGAAATTTCAGAGACTATGCACGAAAGGTAGAAGAGCTTATCAAGTTTAAAAAAGAAATTGAACGGCTTGAAGTTATTAAAAAAGCATTAGATGCCAAAAACTTGGAAGACTTGCAGAAGAAGAAAGAGCAAGTCGAACGAGAAATTGAAAGGTTAGAAAGAAATTGAGGAGGTGCAAGATGATTCCAAAATATAAAATAGATGTTTGGGAGAAGCGTGCAAGGAAAAAGTATTCCGACACAAACGAAGTATACAGACATCTTCCGAAAGGGATGTTAGCGAACCTTTATCATAAAATGGAACATCGAAATGTAGAAAACGGATATGGAAGTTTGCCTTTTTCTTTATACGATTTTAGGGAATGGGCGTATTCCGAAGAAAAATTTCTATACATCTTCGATATTTGGTCAAAAACTGGTTACAAAAAAGAATTTAAACCATCAGTTGACAGAACGAATCCCTTTGTTGGCTATCAATTCGGAAATATGACTTGGATGTTTTGGGAAGATAATAAAATAAAAAGCTATAGAGAAGTCGGTGCTAAAAAACAAAAAGCAATTATTATGCTGAGGGATGGCAAACGAATAGGCTCTTTTAAAAGTATCAAAGACGCTCAATTCTTTTTGGGCATGAAATCAAACGGGAATATCTCAGAATGTTTGAGCGGGCGAAGAAATAATGTTTTTGGTTATCAATTCATCTACGAAAATCCAGAATTCCTAGAGATGGAGGCCGCCAATGACCGAAATTAAACTGATATTCTTCATTGCCTCATGCGTAGTATCATTCTACGCAGGGGCGGTCCTTAGCAAACCAAAACAGCCAATCATCATTTATCAGGTTGATAACGCAGGCGCCGAAATGCACTGCTATATCACGAACAAAGAGATAATAGACGGGCGCTACACGGTCACGGCTGGAGGTTACGGAAAATTCCTTTTGACAAAGGAGCAGTACGAGAGTTTAAATTTAGGGGATGAAATTCCAGATTATTTGAGAGGAACAGGAAGATGAATTACAAAGTAACAGTAGATGGGAAAGAAATTGAATACGGAGCACTAGTTGAAAAATCACGTTTTTCGGAAAAAGAATGGTCTGCAATCTATGCGGAAATGGTAAAGCAAAATCAGCCAGAAGTCTTCGAGAAGAAGAAAGATGATGTTGAGTATATCGATGTTTTTGGAGCATTAATTGCACTTGAAGAACGATATGAGGCGTTACTTGAGCTATTACCTCAAGATGAGTTTTCTTACGCCGGCACACATCCAAAATGGGTAGCTGATGCAGTAGCGGAAAACATATTGAATAAAGAGGATACAATAGCAGATGTCTGTGACATGCTTGGTCGTTGCGATACATTAAGTAAGTTGCAAGAAGATTTGATAGAGTATTTTGAATTAGAGGACAGTAAATGAAACCGAATGAAGCGAAAGGAAAATTAAAATGAACTCGGATAATTTTTTTAATAAGTTTACTTACTTTATTTTGTGCGTGTTTGTTAGCGTGGTCTGCTTTGGATTTTACAAGCAGTACGAAGCGAACCAAAATCTAAATGATAAAATTTTTAGGTTAGAGAGACAAAACGCTGAAATCACAGAGCAGGTAGACAAGCTCAATAAGACGATTGATGCTGAGATTGCCAAGAATTTGAAAGAAGTGGCGGAAAGAAACAATGTTGGAGGATAAGATAGCACAGCTAGAGCATGCGAAGAAATGCTATTTGAGAGATCTAGAGTCAGAACACATGGCAGTTGTGCAGAGGGATTTTGGTCTGCAAGTAGCATCCAAGCGTAGGGATTGGTTGAAGAAGCAGGTTAAACGATGTGATGAGGAAATAAAATTTTTGGAGGAGCGAAGGTGTCAATAGATATTAGACAGAGATTAAAAGCATTACAGTACATAGACATCAAAGCGAAGTCAAAACATCAAGAAATTATCAGCTTGAAATCTGGGATTTTGCGTAGTCAACAATACACGGATCAACCTAAAGCAGGCAGTCCAAGGAATCGGTCCGAAGAATTGAACGTACTAATCATCGATAAATCTGAAAAGCTTTATCAAGAGATTCGAGAGATGTATGCAGAGCGCGACGAATTGATTCGAGTGATTGAATCTCTACAGGATCCGATAGAAAATTTAGTTATGCGTTTGTATTACATAAACGGTCATTCTATCAAAGAGATTGAAAAAGAATTGCCCTTAAGCCGTCGCAGTATCTTTTATGCAAAAGAAAGTGCAGAGAAAAAAATTCTTGCACACTTTGCACCAAATGGCACTTGAGAAGTGATATTATGGTAGTATCAAAGATTTGGCAAGAGGTCTTTGATGTTCTAATTCCTTTAAACTTCCGGGGAGAACATAGTCAAGGGGTTAAGACGCCATCTTTTAACGGTGGAGGCGTAGGTTCGAATCCTACTTTCTCTCTTACATAACCGCAAACAATAAAATTTAGAAGTTCGTACAGTATCGCGCCTCTGCGGTTAGGGCGCATTTTGGGAATAATGGTTAAGAGGTCTTTGAGTCTCCTTATGTATTTTTAATGTTCATGTTCGTGTTCATGGTTACCTCGCAAAAACCTTTTTCAAAAAATCTTTGCCTCTCTCTGGTTCGATTCCAGTAATTCCCATTATATCTCTGTGAGTAGCTATCACAGTAGAGGTATAGGGCGGTAATTAGATTTAGGCTGATTAACCTGTAGGACAGAGATAAAGTAGCGCTATATAAAGCTCTGGTGGGGGAAGCACCCACTTACCGCATACGGTCACTCATTGAGTGGCTTTTTATTTTGTAAAAAGTGGAGGTGATGGAAAATCGCTAAATTAACTCTAAAACAACAAAGATTCGCTGACGAGTACATCATCAGTGGAAAAAAAGTTGGTTATGTCTATTGTATAGAAAATGTATTAAATAACAAAAAATATATAGGCATTACAACCAGAACAATAAAAGAACGTTTTACAGAACATTGTAAGGCTGAATCTTATGTCGGGAGAGCAATCAGGAAATACGGAGTAGAGAACTTTAAAGTTTATGAGTTGGACGTTGCTACATCCCACAAAGAGTTGTGTGATTTAGAAGTATACTACGTCGAGAAATATGATGCTTTCAGAAATGGCTACAACCAAACAATAGGTGGTGACGGTGTTATTAAAGATATTTATCTCAATGTTTCTTTGAGTAGGAAGCAAAAACAATTTGTGGAATTTGTTGCCAAAGAAAACGAGAAAGAAATAAATGTAGACAACGATAACGAAATGATAAGAAGTTGCTTATTGAACATTGTGCAATGCTATTTAGTTTGTGATTCTAAAGTTGACAAGCGGAAGTCTGCAAAAATGATATTGAGAATGAAACCCGCATTTTTAGGAAAAATATTGGAATTGAATTTGTTCTCAGTTGATGAACTTAGGAGGTGGTCAGAATGGCGAAGTACACCGAATGGCTAACCGAAGAGGGTTTGATAAAGATAAACGGTTGGGCTAAAGATGGTTTGATAGATGAGCAAATAGCAAAGAATATTGGAGTGTCTTACTCAACATTCAAGGAATGGAAGAAGAAATTCCCGGACTTTTCGGCCGCCCTAAAGAAGGGTAAGGATGTTGTTGATAGAGAGGTAGAAAATGCTTTATACAGATCAGCTATAGGGTTTATTTACGAAGAAGAGGCTGTGACAAACGCAGGCGATGTCGTACTTGTTAAGAAGTACAGCAAACCAAACACAACGGCTCAAATTTTTTGGTTAAAAAATCGAAAACGGAATCAATGGACGGATAAGTCCGAGGTCGAAGTCGCTGGAACGGTGGTGTTCGCGAATGAATCAGACATACCAGATTAAGCCGAATGATATTATTGTCGACTTACCTAAGACAGTAGGTAGTGGATATGGTCAGTTCTGGCGTTCGAGGAATTTTTACCGCGTCGTAAAAGGGTCTCGTGGTTCGAAGAAATCGAAGACTACAGCGCTGAACTTTATAACGCGTATCTTGAAATATCCTTGGTCTAACTTGCTTGTGGTTCGTAGGTATTCGAACACGAACAAGCAATCGACTTACACGGATTTTAAGTGGGCTGCTAATCAGTTAAAGGTCGCTCACAAATTCAAGTTCAATGAGTCTTTACCTGAAATTACAGTCAAAGAGACAGGGCAGAAGATATTATTTCGTGGTTTGGACGATGAGTTGAAGATCACATCTATCACGGTAGATGTAGGAATACTCTGCTGGGCTTGGTTCGAAGAAGCTTATCAAATCGAAAGCGAAGATAAGTTTAGTACGGTTGTCGAGTCAATCCGTGGTAGCTTGGACGCGCCCGACTTTTTTAAACAAATCACGGTAACGTTTAACCCGTGGAACGAAAGACACTGGCTCAAACGTGTCTTTTTTGATAAAGAGACGCAGAGAGCAGATACGTTGTCACTCACAACCACTTATCGTTGTAACGAATGGCTTGACGCCGTCGATATCAAACGATATGAGGATTTGTACCAAACGAACCCTAGACGGGCTAGAATCGTCTGTGATGGTGAGTGGGGCGTGGCTGAGGGCCTGGTATTCGAGAATTACAGCGTCCGAGATTTTGATATACAGGACACGATAAAACGGGTAGGAGAAACGACTGCAGGTCTTGACTTTGGTTTTACGCACGACCCGACTACTTTCCCGCGCTTGGCTGTGGATTTGGATAAAAAAGAACTGTGGATATATGCAGAGCATTACGAGCACGCTATGACCACAGAAGATATTTACCAGATGATTGCCAAGAACGACATGCTAAACGCTGAAATTACAGCAGATAGTGCAGAACAGCGCTTGATTGCGGAGTTGAGGTCAAAAGGCGTCAGAAGAATTCAAGCATCTGTAAAAGGCAAAGGTTCAATCAATGCTGGTATAGACTTTATGAAGCAATTCAAAATCTATATCCACCCGTCTTGTGAAAAGACGATAGAGGAATTTGATACTTATATCTACAAGCAAGATAAAGACGGTAATTGGTTGAACGAGCCAATCGATGCGAATAACCACGTTATCGATGCCATCAGGTATGCTTTAGAGAAATATCACATCGAAAGAAAATCAACACAAGACCGCATGAAGAATGCGTCTTATTATTTCAGGAGGTAAGATTGGAAGTTAAATTTTTAAACGGCACACGTTTCGACAGTAGATCAAACGAACAATTTATGATGATGACGGAAGACTTTGAAGCCATCGAATACGGTTCTGACAATTGGATTGAGCAGTTAAAACGCTACGTGAACCGTCACAAAGCAGAACAACAGCCTCGGTTAAAAGAGTTAAAACGTTACTATAAAGGCGATAACAATATCAAGTATCGACCTGCTAAGACGGATGAGACTGCGGCAGACAATCGCATTTCTAGTGACTTTGCTAAGTACATCACCATTTTTGAGCAAGGCTACATGTTGGGTAATCCAGTCGAGTACAAGAACGAAAATGAAACAATCCTCGACAATATCAAAGACTTTTCTGCTAAAAACAATGAGAAGAAGCACAATTCATCAATCAAAAAAGACTTGTGTGTGTACGGCCGTGCTTACGAGCTTTTGACTGTAACGAATCGAGATGGCAAGGCTTGGGTTAAGTTGTACAAGTTAAAACCAGAAGAGACTTTTGTCATTTATGACGATACATACGAGCAAAACTCGCTGATGGCCGTGAATTACTATGATGTTGATTATGGAGATAGCAAACGCAAGACGATTATCAAAGTCTATACTGCGGATCGCATCTACAGCTACGAGTGGAAGTCTACGGATAGTAATAAAATGGTGCTCAAAGATGAGCAAGAGCATTACTTCAAAGCTGTTCCGGTCAATGAGTACAGCAACAACGAGGAGCGTCTAGGTTCTTACGAATCTGTGCTGGATAACATAGACGCTTATGACTTATCACAGTCTGAGCTGGCTAATTTCCAACAAAACAGCAACGATGCTATCTTGATGATTAAAGGCAATCCGTATACAGGCGCAGAGGAAAACGACTTCTTCGAGGATGGACGAATCAATCCAAATGGCCGTTTGTATGTGTCGCAGGCTTATAAAAAGGCTCAAGTCCTCATTTTGGATGACAATCCAAACCCAGGCGGAGCTAATCCAGATGCGAGTTACTTAATCAAACAGTACGATAGTAACGGAGCAGAAGCGTATAAGCAGCGTTTAGTTAACGATATTTTGCGTTTTACTTTTACGCCTGACACGCTTGATAACAGCTTTGCTGGCACGCAGTCTGGCGAGTCGATGAAGTATAAGCTAATGGCTAGCGATAACTACAGAGAGCAACAAGAAGACTTATTTGAAGCGGGTCTTATGCGTCGCTTGCGCCTGGCTGTAAACATCTGGGCAATCCAAGGCAATGAAAATACAGCTTATGAGTTAATCAACGAGACTTCGGTAGTATTCAGTCCGAATGTTCCGCAAAATGAAAAAGAAATCGTTGAGATGATAAAATCACTTTATGGAATTGTCAGCGAACAGACTATTTTCGAGTTATTGAATCAGGTAACGGGAGTGGATGCTGCAGATGAGCTAGAACGTTTGAAGGAGCAGGAAGCCTTAGAACAGCCTGAACCACGGTTAAATCCAGTAGATGAGGTGGTCGATGATGAGCAAGAAGTTGAACCAAAACCATCTTGATTACTGGTCAGGGCGCTCAGATGAAATTTTTCGCTATCTAGACCGGAAAGATATTGATTTTTTTGGAGAATTAAACAAAGTCTATCAAGAGCAAGCTAACGAAATGCAAAAAGCCTTTTATGACTTTGTCAGCAAGTATTCTGAAAATGGTTCTATGAGTTATCAGGAGGCACTACAGCGCTTAAAAGGCACTGACCTGTCAGATTATCGAGAGAACGCCAGAAAGTATCGTGAGCAGGCCGAGAAAGATCCAGAATTGCTTAAGAGGCTGAATGAACAATATGCATCGGCTAGAGCGACAAGATTAGATGCTCTACAAATAGATATGTTTTTTCGTGCGGGAGTTGCGCGAGGACTTATTGCTGATAAGTTTGAAAGCTATTTACAAAAAATGGCTCTCATGGGCTATAAAAAGGCTATGAGCGGCCGAGTTGGTGCAATCAACGAGCCAGCTTTAAAAGAATTAGTCAAAACACCTTTTAACGGTTATAACTACAGTCAGCAATTGTGGGGTAATACAGACAATCTAGTGAAGGATTTAAAAAAAGTCCTGAAGGTTGGCTTTGTTCGTGGAGATCACCCGCGAACGATGGCTAGAGATTTAGCGCAAAAATACAAAGTAGCCAACAGTCGAGCTGAAACACTTGTCAGGACAGACGGGACGATGATTGTCAATCGTTCTGCTATCCAGAGATACAAGGATGCGGGGCTTAAATACTATCGAATATTGGTTCATCTGGACAATAGGACAACTGAAATTTGCAAAAGAATTCACGCAGAAGACAAGCGATATTTGATTGATGAAATGCAAGCAGGAGTGAATGCCCCGCCTTTTCATTTCAACTGTCGGTCTGGCGTGATACCTGATGAAGAAGAATTGAATGGAAGTGTTGAAAATAATTCGGATGAGGTGTATAATCTAAGTAAGAGAGATGGAACAGCTGAGTACTACAGTGAGCGACTTTTGGATCAAATTTCAAAGATAGAGCCAAAAATCACAAGTGATATGCAACGTATTGCAGGTAAAAACGAACTCGCGGGTCTTGAATTCCGAAAGAAAACTTCTGAGTCGCTAGCTCGTAAAATCACGACAGATAGTCAGATTGAAAATATAAGTTTATCAAAGGCTGCAAGTAAAATTAACGACGCTTTGCGATATACAACTATTTTTGATCCTGATACTTTTGAGAAGGAGTACCAGGAGATGACCCAACGTCTCATTGAAGACGGGTATAAAATTGTAAAAGTAAAGAATACTTGGCTGATGAATGGGCCATACAAAGGCGTGAATACAGTTATTGAAAAAGATGGCATAAACTTTGAAATGCAGTATCATACTCAGGAAAGTTTTGACTTGAAAAATGGTCCATTGCATGAACTTTACGAAAAATATCGTGATGCAAGCACGTCCGATCAAGAACGCATGAAATTATTTAAGAAAATGCTTGATTTGAATAAAGGGCTCAACATTCCTAAAAATATAGAAAGGGTGAAGTGATATGGAAAATATTAAATACTATCAAACAACAACGGACAATCCTCATACACTTCGTTTAATTGATGGTGTTATGCAAGTTTTCGATATCGAAAAAAAGTGGGTTGACAGTATTGACTGGTTTAATAAAATCTTTTTCAACGACTTCACTGATTTTAAAGAGATTTCGGAAAACGAAGCCTTTGCATACATCGGGAAAATAGTAGCAGCGTAACTTAAGCACCTAGAGTAATCTAAGTGCTTTTTTGTTGCTCAGAAAGGAGAATTTTATGAATAAATACAAGGAATTGATAGACTTGATTGAAGATAATGGCCTTGAAATACAATCGAAGAAATGTTACGACTCACAAAGTGGTTGGCATGGTGAGGAGTTATGGATTGTTGATAAAGAAAATGGTAGTAAAATCTTTGATTTATCGATAAATGGTTACTGTTTTAATGATGAATCGGTTCAGAAAGCTATTGAAAAAATTGAGAACTATCTATCTTTGAAAAAAATGGACACTTTTGATGATTTTAAAAGCTGGGTTGAAAAGAATGCCGTGCCTGAAAAAACGGAATAAACTGCCATAAATTGCTATAAAAAAACTATAAACCGTGTCGGATTCGATGCGGTTTTTATATTTAAGAAAGGAACAGAAAAAATGGAACCTTGGAAAGAACGATTTAAAAAAGAATACCACGAATTGAGAGAACGATTCCAAAAGTTAGATATGATGATTGATAAATACGAAAAAGGACAACTAGAGTTTGAACCTAAATGTCCTATCGATTTGTTAAAAGGCCAGCGTTCGACTATGTGGAATTATTTAAAAATTCTAGAACAACGTGCAGAAATTGAAGAAATTAAACTATAAAACCTAACCGTATAGAATCCCGTACGGTTTTTATGTTGTCCAAACTTTGCTGAAGACTTTAAAAGCTGTACTGTTTCGTCGCCGGACGTAAAACGAGACTATCGAGTGGCGACGTAATCGCTGGAGGACAATTATGTCAGAAGAAATCAACGGAACCACTACGACTGTGGATCAAACTGAGACCGTCGACACTCAGAATGAGAAAACAGTAGATGTAGAGTCAAATGCAGATAGCGATGAGCACAAACGTACATTTACTCGTGCTGAAATTGGCAAGATGTTAGCTGCTGAACGCACCAAATGGGAAGCTGAGCAAGCTACAGCGCTTGAGCAGGCTAAAAGCGAAGGGGAACGACTAGCCAAGCTGACCAAAGATGAACGCGCTAGAGAAGAAGAAGCGAAACGAATCGCTGAATTGGAAAAGCGTGAGCAGGTTATTGCTGAGCGTGAAATGAAGCTAGCGACACAATCGCTCTTGGCAGACGAAGGATTGCCACAAGAGTTTTTAGAACATGTGCTTGCTCCAACCGCTGAAGAAGTGAAGGCTAAAATCACGGCTTTACGTGATGTGTTTGATAGTGAAGTTGAAAAGCGCGTAAACGAACGACTAGTTCAAAGCGCGCCTCGTCGTGGTACTACAACGGGAATCACGAAAGAACAAATTATGGCAATTGAAGATACTGACAAGCGTCAGGCTGCAATTGCTGAAAATATCAATCTTTTTAGAAAGGGCTAGAATATGGCTGAACAAAAACTAACTACTATGGCTAACTTAGGCGAAATCAAGTCTATTGATTTTGTTAACAAGTTTTCCAAAAATATCAACGACTTGCTGACTCTCTTGGGTGTTAGCCGTCGTCAAGAACTTACAAGCGACCTAAAAATCCAAACTTACAAATGGACTGCCGACGTAAACGCGACAAACCCAGGCGAAGGTGAAGACATTCCGCTTTCTCAAATGGTACGCGCTAAAGCAGACGCTTACGAAGTAGCGTGGTTCAAAAAACGTCGCTTGGTCTCTGCAGAAGCAATTGCTCGTCATGGAGCATCTGTTGCTATCACAGAAGCTGATACACGTTTGATGCGCGAAATTCAAAACAGAATCAAAGAGCAATTCTTCACATTCTTGAAAGCTAACCCAACTAAGAACAAGGGTAAAGGATTGCAAGGTGCGCTTGCTCAAGCATGGGCGAAAATCGCAACTTTCAACGAATTCGAAGGATCTCCAATCGTTACTTTTGTAAATCCAGTTGATGCTGCTGAATACCTTGGAAACGCTGGTGTAGGTGCTGATGCTTCTAATGTGTTCGGTATGACTTTGCTCAAGAATTTCTTGGGTATGCAAAACGTCATCGTGATGAACGGTGTACCAGAAGGCAAAATCTACACGACAGCAATCGAAAACCTTGTGTTTGCTAACTTAAATGTTTCTTCTGGAGACCTCGGCGGATTGTTTGCAGATTTTACAGATGAAACTGGTTTGATTGCAGTCGCTCGCGACCGCGCTTTGAAAAACCTCACTTACGAATCTGTGTTCTTCGGTGCTAACGTACTCTTTGCGGAAATCCCACAAGGCGTCGTAGAAACTTCTATCGAAAAACCAGCAGTATTACCAGGAGGCTAACAAATGACGGCGATTGATACAAATGAGATTTTGAAAGAAATCAAATTATTAAAAGGCGTAAGCGATACTGCGCAGGATGACTTGCTAAATTTGACCATCAAAGAGAGCACAGAGCGCATCCTTGCCTTTGTCAATCGCTACTCTGAAACATCAATTACGGAAATTCCAAACAATGCAGCATACATCGTCCGCGATGTGGCTATCAAACGATTTAACAAGCTGAATTCTGAAGGTGCTAAGGCTGACAGCGAAGAAGGAAGGGCGTTTACATGGGAAGACAGCTATTTGTCTGAAGATGATAAGCAAACCCTTATTTCTTTAGCTACAAAAAGGCAAGCGCGAGGAATTGCACGTTTTATCTAGAAGGAGGTAGCGGTGTGATTTACAATGACAGAGTCATTTTAATTAAAGAAACCACTCCTAAAGACGAGCTAGAAGACGATGTTGCGACAGAACAAGTCGGACCTTTGCCTTGTCAGCGCGGGATGCTAACCAACAATGAGCAGATGGGAATCTTTGGAAAATACAATCTAGACAGTTTTAAGTTGCATTTACAAGGTATTCATCAAGATTTCTCAGAAGTCATCTATAATGGCAAGCGACTAGCTATCAAAGGCAAGAAATATCACAGAAACAGCACGGTGATTTATCTATGAGTCTTAGCTACAAGGTAAAAGGACTAGATAAATTTATTAGGTCTGCAGAAAGTAAAGGACGACGAGCTAGCTCAGCAGTGGACAAAGAACTCAATAGGTCAAGCCTCAGAGTTGAGCGTTCTGCTAAGAAAGGGGCTCCTTGGGACACAGGGTGGCTCAGCGAGAATATATATAGCTCGAAAGCTTCTCGTTTGGGTTATAAAGTCATTTCTCCTGCTGAATATTCTGTTTATGTCGAACTCGGAACTCGTAAGATGATGGCCCAACCGTATATGGAACCGGCATTGAAAGAAGAATATCCTAAATTGATGAATAACCTTAACAAAATGTTTAGAAAGTAGGTGGTCATGGATTCACCAACAACTAAATTGTTAAAAGATTTGAGAAAACGATTGGAGCCCTTGGGTCTTCCAATCCATTTTAAGCTACCCGGCGCGTCCGTGACTGAGCCGTTTCTTGTCGTGGGTGGAATTATATCAGATACATCAAAAACGGCGCAGACGGGGTTTATAATCGAAGATAGCACTGTTCAAATTGATATATTTCTCCCCGGAAACAAGAGCAGGGTCTATGCAGAATATATCAAATCTCAAGCTATTCGGCTATTAGGTCGTAGCGCACGGACGACATCAAGTATATTGATGGACAACTCAATCGGTCGTGAGGTCTATCATATCGTAATTAAAACGACCGAGACAATACTTTAATCAAGGAGGTCCTAAATGACTGAAAAAGGACAAGTAAAGATTACTACAGCTAAACCTATTGTTGGTAAGAAAGTATTTTACTTTATTCAATCAATCCACGCTGAAAAAGGTGATGGAGCTCTCTTGCCTGCGTACCGTACAGACGGAACTACAACGCTTGGCGGAGAATACCAAGACGAACAAACTCAACAAGGGCGTTTGCTTGAGAAATCAAGTGATGAGCACTCAATCGAATTGACTCAATACTTCGCACCAATGGATCCGTCAGTAAAAGTAATTTTAGATGCACAAGCGACAGGCGAATCAATCAAGATTTGGCGCGTCGTTGTTGACGAAAGTGTCAAATCTCAAATCGGTGAAGATCCAAATAAAAAGGATGCTTATCCTGCTAAGTTTGGGTACGCCAAAATTACTGATGATGTCGAATTTAACGACGGAGTAGAAGAGTTTGTTGAGTTATCATATACTGCTGGCGTTGTAGGGCGGCTGCAAGATGGTAAATTCCCGCTTTCTGCTGAGGAATTGGCTGTGTTGAACAATATCTACGCTTACCAAAACCCAGGCGAAACAACAGGCGACTACGACAACATCCAACGCTAAATTTTAGAAAATTTTAGAAAGGTGGCTGTCATAGGTCGCCTTTTTATTTTGTATAAAAGGAGAAAAATCATATATGGAAATTAAACTCGGCAATAAAGTTATCGAAATTAAATTTGATTACCGTTTAATGTTTAAAATCGACAAAGAAATGGCAACAAAGGATGAGAATGGCCAATCTTCAGGAAACGGAGTTGGAGCTCTCTTCTTCAAGATTGTGAACCGTGACGACCAAGGAATTGTTGACTTGATCCAATTTTGCGGGAGCAAAAAAGGAAAGGCGGTAACTGAGGACGAGGCGTTATCAGCAATCGAGGATTACTTCGAGAATGCAGAGTCAGATGATCCGCAAGAAGAACTGTTTAAAGAAATTGAAACAGAGATGGTACAATCAGGTTTTTTCAAGAAGAAGATTTTGAAATATATCGAAAACATGAAGTTAGGGAAGGAATTGGCAGAGAGTCAAGCCAAAGACAACGACCCGACAGCAATCGCACAGGTCAAAGCGATTTCCGAAATTATTGGAAAGATGGAAAGCGTAGTGTCTTAACAGAATGCGCTAAACTTGGCCTTACAGACCAAGAAACGATTTTAAATTGCAACAAGTGGGAATTAGAAGCAATTCAGGAAGGCCTTTACTACAAACAAATCGAGTTGCGAGAGGCTTTATCTGGTTTAGCGGTTGAAATGCGCTACGCACTAAATGCTAAGAAGATGGATGCCAAAAAGCTTAGCAAGAAGAAGGATAAAGAAACCATTCGAAGAGCTTTCAATAAACCTACAAAACAAGAAATCAAGAATAAAGGTGAATTCGTGGCTATGCTTGAGAGAGCTAGCCAGATGTTTGCCAAAAGAAATTAAGTAGCAAAGGAGGTGGATGCATGTCTTACGATGGTTCAATTTTTGCGTTTATCGGAGCCGATACTAAAGACTACGAAAAAGCTATGAACGATGTTATAGCCACTACTAAGAAAGCCTTTGACGACGCTCAAAAGGCTGCAGTCAATAGTTCTAACCAGATGATCCAAAAAATCGGACAACTGATGAACGAATTAGCGAGTAATACTGGCAGTATTGGTAGCAAAATCGGACAAGGTTTCAAAGGTGGCCTAAATATTGCTCTTGGTGAAATCCAACGTATTGCATCCAATATCGGGCAACGTTTACCTGAACCCATACAAGCCGGGCTGAATAAAATAAGTCAGGGGTTTGCTAATCTTGGAGCTAAAATTTCCGGAGCGCTATCTCCAATCACAAGCAAAGTTTCCTCTGTAGGAAATGCGATTAGTCAAAAATTAGGGAGTGCGTTTAGTGCAGTATCTAATAAGGCTAGCAATTTTGTAAATCAGGTTGGTAATTCTCTCGGTGGAAAACTAATTGGTAAGATCAGTTCTTTGTCCAGCAAGATTACCAGTGGTTTAGGAAATGCATTTCAACAGGCAGGAAGTAAAGCGACTAACGCTTTAATGGGCATTGTAAATCACACAAATCAGGCTGCATCTGCCACAAGTAATCTTATCAAGACGGCTTTGGGTATTTCCGCAGCATACGCAGGATTCAACTTTATCAAGAACGCAATTGGTGGCGCGGTTACTAAGTCAGCAGATTTTGAAGCTCGCATGAGTAGCATCAAGGCGGTTACTGGTTCTAGTGCTGACGTGATGAAACAATTCCACGATGCAGCAATTAAAGCGGGTGCTGATACAGCATTCTCTGCTACTGAAGCAGCAGATGCCATTGAAGAATTATCAAAAGCTGGGGTATCTACCAAGGATATCTTAAACGGTGGTCTAACAGGTGCTTTAAACTTAGCCACAGCTGGAGAACTCGATCTGAAAGAAGCTGCAGAAATTGCTTCAACTGCTTTAAATGCCTTTAAACGAGATAATCTGAGCGTAGTGGATGCAGCAAACCAATTAGCGGGTGCTGCGAACGCTTCGGCAACAGATGTCCACGAATTGAAATACGGGCTTTCAATGGTAGCTCCGGTCGCTAGCGGTCTTGGCCTATCGTTTAAAGATACAACAAACGCTCTTGCAGTGTTTGCTCAAAACGGTCTTAAAGGTTCTGATGCAGGTACATCACTTAAAACAATGTTGATGAACTTGCAACCTCAGACTAAAGGCCAATATAATGCGATGAAACAATTAGGTATCATCACAGAAGATGGTGCTAATAGGTTCTTTACTGCCGAGGGTAAAATCCGCTCATTTGCAGAAATTTCTCAGGTATTGAAGGAAAGTCTTAGCGGGTTGACGCAACAACAGCAACAACAAGCGCTTAAAACTTTGTTTGGTACTGATGCGGTTCGTGCTGCAACTATCGCGATGAACGAAGGGGCAGACGGAGCGAACAAAATGCAGGCAGAAATCAGCAAGGTTACTGCAGCAGAAGTAGCAGCGGAAAAGTTGAATAACTTAAAAGGTGCTATTGAAGGTTTGAGTGGATCATTTGAAACGCTACAAATCAAACTTGGTGAATCTGTCTTGCCACTATTTACTACGATTGTAAAATATGTGGATAAGTTAGTGGATAAGTTCAGTCAGTCTCAAGCAGTTCAAAAATTCACCGATGCCATGGCTACTATCAACCCTGTCTTAGACCATTTTCTCAATGGGACCAAGCTGGCAGATGGTACTATGGAAAAATTCAAAAGCACTATGTCATCTGCTGCGCCTATTCTTAGTTTGATAGGTGGCCTCCTTGTGTTTAGTCCTGCGACTAAAGGTTTAACGCTGTTAACAGGTCTTTTAGGCGGTCTTGGTGGCAAAATCAGTAGTTTCGGTGGTGTCATAGGCGGTGTATTCAATAATGCTGCAGGATATATCGGAGCATTTTCTGCAAAAATCGGTGGTATTCCCGGTGTTTTAGGAGGTGCCGCATCTAAAGGCGTTAGTGTTCTTGGCATGATGTCGCAAGGTATAGCATCGGTCATGAGTATAGCTTTAGTATCTATCGGTCCTGCTGCAATCCTTGGCCTTGTAGTAGCTGGTTTAGGGATCATCAACAATCAATTTGGTGCTCAAATAGATCAGTTATTAAATACGGTGACGACCAAAGGCCCTCAAATCATTCAAAACCTTATCTTGGGTATAACCACTCAAATCCCTGCTTTGATTGCTTCGGGCGCGGATTTGATAGCAAAGTTTGCCAATGCGTTTGCGACTATGTTCCCAGTCTTAGTTCAAGCTGGGGTTGATTTGATTGGTAGTTTGGTTCAAGGTGTAGGTCAAAACGCACAGTCGCTTCACAGTTCGGCCATAACGGTTATCGGTGCGTTTTTACAATCCATCGCAAGTGCGCTTCCGCAGTTGCTGGGCATGGGTATGCAACTAATCGCAGACTTAACTCAGGGTGCGCTAAATAACATGCCACAAATCTTACAAACGGCCCAACAGGCAGTCACTACATTCTTGACTGGTATTGGTCAGCAAATGCCACAGATTATCCAAAATGGTATTCAGATTTTGCAAAACCTTGTAAATGGCGTTATCCAATCACTGCCGACGATTCTAAATATTGCTGTTCAAGTCATCACGTCCTTTATTCAAGGATTGGTATCTAACTTACCTGCAATTATTCAAGGCGGTATACAACTAATCATGTCTTTAGTGACTGGATTAATAAACGCACTGCCACAGATTGCTCAATCAGGCGCTCAAATTATCGGAGCTTTGATAAAAGGTTTAGCAACCGCTGTTCCTCAACTAATTATGGGTGGTGTAGAGCTGATAGCTAAATTAGTCTTTGGATTAATCACTGGTATACCTAAAATTGTTGAAGCTGGAGGCAAAATCATTGGCGAGCTAGGCAAGGCAATGCTTGGAGCAATCCCTGAAGCTATTGGTAATGTTGCTAAATCCGTAGGTGATTTCTTCGGAGGTATGTGGGATTGGATCACTGGTAAAACAGATGAGGGCGCAGAGAAGGTCAAGGCTAAAACCTCAGAAATGGCTGATTCTGTATCGTCTAAAACCTCAGAAATGTCCGTGAATGCGCAGAACAACGTTTCTAGCCTCAAGGAAGGCGTGCAATCAAGTATAAGTATGTTAAGCTTGAACGCTACAAATTCAAGCGCGACTATGATGACTAACGTAAACAATAATATGTTAGGCATGCAAACAAACGCTACAATGCAAGCTCAGATGATGCAAGCAAACGTTGGAACATCTATGGATTTGATGGGCGTTGATACTCTTAATAAAGCTACGAACATGCAGACTAATGTTGATGCAACCATGCAAAACATGACTGCTAACGCAAGTTTGAACGCACAAAATCTTGCAACCAATGTGTCTACTAGCATGTCTCAAGCTCAAATGAATGCAACAGCTCAAGCTCAAGCTATGCAAACTAATGTTGATACAAGCTTGAACACCTTAAACGCTAATGCAGGAACTACAATGCAGTCTTTGCAGAATGTATCTAATACAGCCTTTCAAGGTGTTAACGCTGGAGCGACGGCATCAACTGCACAAGCTTCTGCAAATGTACAAGCTAACTACAACGCGATGCAGACTTCTGCTCAAATAAATACTGCTGCAGTCCAAGCTGTGACAGCAACTAATTTAGCGGCAGCAGAAATGGTTGCCCAAATCAAGACCGCAAGTATTGCAAACATTGTTACATCGAATCTTAAAAAAGCCGAGACTAGCACCATAAGTGCAATGAATGGGATTGCCAAATCCATAACAGATGGATTGAACAAGGTCAATCAAGTCGCGTCCAGCGCTGGGAATAGGATTGCACAATCATTTATTAATACATTTAATAAAGTCAGAAGCGCAACCCAATCCGGAATGTCTGCAGTAGTATCTTCTATTCAAAGTGGAATGAGTAGAGCTGTTAGCGTGGCTCAAAGCACTAGTAGCTCAATTGTATCAGCGTTTAGCCATCTTGGTTCATCGCTTGAAAACGTTGGATATTATGCAGGAATAGGCCTCTATAATGGTTTAGCAGGAATGGCTGGCAGTCTTTACTCGCTCGCATATTCAATCGCTTCTAACATTGCAAGCGTGATGCGCTCTGCTTTGGATATCCACTCACCATCTCGTGTAACATCTTCTATCGGTAGTTTTACTGGTGAGGGAATGTACAACGGTATGTCTGATTGGGTCAAGAAGATTAATGGAGTGGCTAAGCAATACGCTACTGCGATTACTGATCAGCGATACGGAGTAGATAGTTTAATCACTACATCAGCAAGTGTGAACAATACTGGCTTACGCTCATCACTCGAAAATCTCAGCGATGACGTTCGAAACTCTCAATTATCAGATACTAAATTCGAAATCCACAATGAAATTGTCGGAGATAAGATTTACACATCCGTTAAAGAAAGAGAGGCGCGTTTGAGAGCGAAAGATGATTATTTTAGCTACGCATAGAAAGGCAACTAAATGGATTTATTGATTACACATGCCAATTCTGAAACAAAACTGTCTCAGTTAGGCATTTATAATATTACAATTGATGATAGTTCGCCTTCTATTGAGGTAGATCGGCGGACAGTAAAGGGGCGCAGTGGTTATATCCACGACGGGATAACATTACGTCAGAAACTTATAAAAGTTACGGGTAGGCTGGCCGTTGCTAGCCTTTCGGCTTTTATGGAAAAACAAGACGAGCTTGCAGGTTGGTTATATGGCGACGAACCCTATTTTGTAACCAAAATGCACCCGACGCAAGATGATTTGTACGAATTCGAATTACCAGGAGCAAAAAACGGAGATTTAAACCTCTTAGATATTCCTCACACAGCCTGGAAATATCGATATAAAGTGCATATAAACAATGAAATTAAGTATTCGTTCATCGGCAAGTCGCAAGCAGGTCTAAAGTATGATGTTTCGTTTGAGTTTGCGACAGCAGAACTACCATTTGGAGAAACAAAACCGACTGATATCACATTAAGTGGAGGAACTATTCCGTACAATGGTACAGCGGCATTAAACCAGCTCGAAACGCCTTATACAATTGAGTTGGTGTCGAGTGCGATCCAAAACAGCTTCTTTTTGGAAATTGACGGTAGGAGATGGAGCTACGCCCATACAGAAACGGCCATTCAGGCTGGGCAGAAATTATTGTTATCTGGAGTGGAATCTACCTTATATAAGGGCGTTGCAACATCGGATTTAAACATAAACAACAGGACAAATTACGAATATTTTGTTATTCGGCCAAATCCGCAGAAACAAGTGAGATATTCAACTAATTTCAGAGGAACGATTCGAATTCTTGGTTTTAAAGAATTGTATAAGTAGGGAGGTGATAATTTGATTACATTTTTAGATGAAAAGGATAATGAATATAACGCTCAGGTGGCATATTCGACAACCAGCTCTGTTAATGGCGAATTATCAATTAAAGGAACTATTTATACAAACCAAAAGGTTCTCCACGGGATAGACAGAGGCTGGCGACTGAGATTAGATGATGAATATTATCGGATTATCTATGCCAAACCTAACGACACTGGAAGACAGATAGAAGTTGAATTTGATGCCGTGCATCAATTCTTCTACGATATGTCCAAAATGTCATTGTATGAAACCTTGGAAGGTTCAAAACCTATCAGAACATACCTAGACGCTATATTCAAAGGCACTTCTTACCGCTATGTTCTAGAGGTTGAAGTCGGGTCCATCAGAAAAGAGAATTTCGGTAATAAGTCAAGATTGAATCTCTTTAACGACATTATCAAACAAGCTAATTTAGAGTTTTCTGTCAGTGGCCATGTCGTGCGGATTTTGAAGAATATCGGGACAGACCAGTCTGCCATTGTCAGAAAAAACTTTAACATGAACGAGCTTACAATTGAGAAGGACATCAACAGTTTTGTTACTTATCAGCGTGGGCTGGGCATGTGGAAAGATGAAGAAAACCACGATTTAGGAAGGTACGAGGCTGTATACGAGAGCCCACTGGCTCAAATATACGGTCGAATAGAAGCCGAGCCAGTTGTTGACGAGCGGTACAAAGAAACAGGTAAGCTTTTAGAACGTCTTAAAACCAATGTTGATAATTCTTATAAAGTTTCCATATCTATTGATATGGAAGATCTCACAAAGGCAGGATATAAGTTGTCAGAGCCTCGCGCAGGTGATTATATCATGGCAGTCAATGAGACTTTAGGATTGAGAAAGAAAATCAGAATCGTTTCGCTCATTAGTGAGTATGACGTTTCTGGTAAACTAATCAGTCGAAAAGTAACATGTAATGATATTGGCTCTGTTAAGCGAAATTCGGGTGAGATGAGCATTCTTTCCAGATCCGTAAATGACTCGCTGGAAAATAGCGCTAGAGCTTTAGACGTGGCTACACAAGCTCTTACTTCTGCCGACGGAAAGAATACAAATTATTTCGGAGATAAGAAACCGGCCGACATCCCAAAGGGCACGTTAAAAAAAGGCGACCGATTGTTTTTGACAGTCGGAGACAAAAAAGTGCTTTATTTTTGGAACGGGGCTGAGTGGGAACTTGAACCGACCGAGTTTGATAGTGATAAGTTTAACGCGGAATTTGACCGCAAGGCTGAAGCGATAAATAAAAATATCCAACAACTCGATAACAAAGCCTCCGAAGCCTTGACGAAAGCTGGCGCAATCATTGATAGCCAAGAGTTGCTGGATAAGATTAATGCTCATCTTCTTTCTGATGCCAATAACGACGATAATGGAATTTTGGGTAGAAAATTTCGACAACAACGAGAAGCCAATCGTTCAACTCGGAACATAGCCACGTCAACTAGAGATAAGCTAACCGACTACCAACGCACAAACGACGAGAACCTAGTCCGCATTGGTCAGCAGTTGGACAACACAGTCAGCAAGGCCGAAATGAAGCAGACGGCAGACGGAATCAGAGAGACGATTCTAGAGCTTCAGAGCAATGGCTCAGGCGGGCCGAATATGCTCAGAAACTCTCGTGCAGACGATGGCTTGCAATATTGGACAGAAGCCAATAACAAGCTAGGTTTTACATCTCATTCTTTCTACTTCAACGGTCAGAAAAAGATGTTTGAATTAAGGCCTGGAGCAGTCGTTAAAAGTCCACGTTTCATCGTTAAACGCAATGCTGATTACACGCTGAACGTCCTTGGATTTGATAACAACTCTAAGTATTTTAGAGTTTATTTCTGTAAGCGCAAAAAGGGCTCAACAGCGGATTTTGAAGAAAAGCAACTGGTTTTTGACGGACAACCGCAATGGACAGACGGGCCAGTATTTAGCAATACTAAGACCGTCAAAAAATCCTTTAAATTCAATATCGGTGAATTTGATGACGGCTATCTTCAATTTGAGTATGACCGAAATAATCCTAATAAATGGGGCGGTCTATTTATGACCGAACTGGATTTTTACGAAGGCTCGACCGACCGTAAATGGCAACCAGCTCCAGAAGATGGGGCAGAGTGGCTGAATGGTAAGATAACCACATTAGACCGCACGTTAGACGGTATTAGAGCGACTGTCACGGAAGTCAAGAGCTACATTGACGCAGACGGACAGAGGAGACAAGAGCTGAACCAGCTAATCAGAGACGAGACGGCTAAGGGCATTAATACAGTCTTATCTACTGTAGAGCAGTCAGGATATGCCAAGCGGACAGAGATACAGTCAATCACTGAGACACAAAGGCTCTATGACCGTATCATTGGCACGACGGAAGACGGGATCAAGCAGAACATTGCTCGGATGACGTTGACGGATAGCCTGTTCCAGACGGAAGTTAGCAAAGCGATAGATAAAAACTTTAATTCGGTTAACCAAGTTACCGACCCTTACGAGCTCGCGAATCATCAAGTTGATAGATTTTCGGCTTTGGAAAATTTCACCTTAGAACGGGTGGATGGATCACCTTACAGTAAATTATGCTTTACGATAAAAGAATCTGGCGAAAGAAGGCTATTCATACCTTTGAACAACCTCCCGGAAGATATGAGGCAATTCTCTTACTCCGTTAAAATCGAAACGACAGGTAACGCTAGTGTCTTCGCTATCTCTCTTCGAGGGAGCACGAACACATATTGGTCTCTAAGTAAAAAAGTGAATGGGGACATTTACAGCGGGACTTCATCAGTTCTAAACTCGGCTCAGAAGGTCAGTCCAGATTTAATGATTACTTTCGGCGGAACTGGATCGGTTAAAGTCAGTATGCCTATTGTAATCGATGGAACAGAGCCGAATGCGAATTATGAGCCGAACAAATTAGAGCGGTTGTTTACTCAATCTGAGAAGACAAATCAAACTGTACGAAGCATGGAAACATTGCTTAATGGATCTTGGTCTGTTAAACATCTAAATTCAGCTGGTGACATTGTTGGGCAAGTCAATTTAACGGACGGTGACTTTAGATTTGTTGGTAAAAGATTCCATATCACAGGCGAAACGCTGATAGACAATGCATCAATCAAGAGTGCTGCTATTGAAAGCATAGAAGCCAATAAAATACGAACAGGAACGCTTGATGCTCACTTGGTTAACATCATTAATCTTAACGCTAATAGCATTACTGCAGGGACTATCAATGGTATTGATATTCGAGGAGCTGTTTTTTCTGGCCAAAACAACGAGTTTGTAATTGACGCTAAAAAAAATGAGCTCTTATTTAACAAGTATACATTGATGACTTTTTATAACAAAAAAACTAACAATTGGTCTCTAATCGGTACTGGCGACCGACTAGGAAATGACCTTGGATCCGGTATCGTGATAGCCAGCGGTGTAGACCCTACGTTGTTGAATAAGCTAAGAAACGGACCTACAGACAGACGTGACTTACTCACCCCGTTGAGTAAAACAGATTCATATATTTCGTTAGTATCAAATGGAACGTACAGCGGGGTTGATATTGTAACTAAGACGTACTTCCATGCCAGAAACAATTCTGGTAACCCAGGAGCGTGTGGGATTGGATTTGGTGACGGGGATAAAAGGGAAAAAGAGAGTGCTTATATATACGGTTATAAAACAAACGTTTTAGGCAGAAACACTCTGAGCCTTAATGGTCTGCAAAGGCTGTCTATGGAATCAAAAGGACAAATAAGTATTGTTGGTAACGACCTTGAAATAATTAAAGGAAACAAGAGCCTTATAGCTTATTTCAACGGTCTAGCTCAATTAGTCAAACGAGTAGCAGAACATGCGGGCTGGAAGAACGTGACTGACTACTCAATTTAAAAAAGGAAAGTGTGAATTATGCAAGAACAAACGTATCAACTTATTGTCGATGAACTGTCGGCAAAGATTGGCAAGCAATCTGTTGAAATTGCTGAACTTCGGACGATCGCGATGATTAAGAATGAAGAATTGGAGAAATCCGAAAAAATGTTAAAAGAGATGCAAGCTATCGTTGAATACAACGAAGAGCTGAAGAGTCTGTTTGAAGAAACTAAAAAGAAATTTGAGGAGGAAAATGCATGACATTTGAAGTAAAAGACGCATCAGGTCAATATGGTCCTGACGGAACCGTTATTAAAACGATTGTCACAATCTACCAACAACAGCCGTACTATGCGACTGCTGCATTTCCACTTGATGGCGACCATACGCGAAAAGACACTAACGAGTTGTTGGAGATGATCAAGCAAGAGTTTTTTAAAGAGCATTACACAGCTTATGCCTTTAAAGAGCTTGACAAGTCAGTATCTAGCCAAAACGAGAAGGTGGATAAGCTGACCAAGCTTGCAGAAGCTACTGTTTTAGCCGTGGCAACTAACAAGGATAACCCTGTAGACCCTACAATTTACAAACGTTATCTGGAGCTTATCGATCCAGCAGTAACTGGCAAGCTATATCACGCTTATGACGTATTTAGCCTTGAAGATGCTTCCCACGAAGAAAAATTTGGAGAGGGCAAACGCGTATTAGTGCAAGTCAACAAAGACTTTACTTACGATGGCCAATCTGTATCTGAGTTTAAGACGGGCGGTTCGCTTGAACTCGCTGGTGTTGGTGCAGCATTCCCTTGGACGATGCCTAAAGAGTAGAAAGGGGTGCTTATGCCAGAGTATGAAAGATTTATTTTGCAATTGGGGCTATCTCTAATCCCTGTTTTAGGCCTGTATCTCTCAATGAGGGATCGGGCCACAAAAGAAGAGAACAGAAATACCATCATGGAGAAGGACATCGAGAATCTAAGAGAGTTTAAGGCTTCGGCCAGCAAACGCTTAGATAATCACGACGAACAAAACAAGGCTATTTTGGTCTTGGCTGAACAAGTTAAGGTCTTGAGTGAAGACGTAAGAGAGCTTAAGACTTTAATCACTAGCAATAGCAATCGATAAGAAAGAAAAAGAGGAAACATAATATGAAAAACATTAACTGGTCTGTACGTTTGAAAAACAAAAACTTTTGGCTTGCTCTTGTACCAGCGCTTGCCTTGCTCTTTCAAGCTTTCGCTGACATCTTCGGTATCAAGCTTGAGTTTGGGGCTACCATTGATAAGATTCTAGTCTTTATCAATGTTCTATTTGCCTTCCTTGTCTTGGTTGGTATCGTTAACGACCCAACTACGGCAGGTTTGACAGACAGCCGTCAAGCTCTTGATTACAACAAACCAAAAGAAGACTAATATAATTAAAGGAGAAAACACATGGCAGATATTGCAAGCTGGTTTGAAGCTCGTCGTGGAGCAGTCACTTACTCAATGCTCGGTAGCCGTAACGGTACAGATGGGACAGGTGACTGTTCAGGGACTATTTCCCAAGCCTTGAAAGACAATGGATTTGCTATCCAAGGGTTGCCATCTACGGTGACCCTTGGCTCTCAATTAGCAAGAGTTGGCTGGGTACGTATCAGCCGAAACGAAGACTGGAACGCGCAACGTAACGACATTGTCATGATGTCTTGGAGCGCAGACATGGCAGGTTCTGGCGGTGCTGGTGGGCACGTCGGAGCAATGCTAGACTCAGTTAACTTTATCAGTTGTGACTACTCAACCCAAGGAGCGCCTGGACAAGCCATCAACACTTATCCGTGGGATTACTACTACAATGTTAATAATCCAACATATATTGAGGTTTGGCGCTATAATGGCAACGCACCAGAGAAACCGCTACCTAACACAGCAGTAGCTCCGTCTAGCTCACGTAAGCCAAGTAGCAAGGCTTATTATTTGGCAAATGATGTTCAACTCGTTAATGGCATTTACCAAATCAAGTGCGATTACCTGTGCCCAGTCGGTTTCGATTTTATAGAAAACGGAATCCCTGTTAGCTTGGTAAATTGGGTTGACGAAAACGGCAATCATGTCCCAGATGGTGAAGACAAAGACTTCAAGGCAGGTATGTACTTTAGCTTTGAAGTAGACGAAGTGCACATCGCCGACACTGGTGACGGTGGCTACTACGGAGGGTATTACTACCGAAGTTTTGAATTCGGACAATTCGGCACAGTCTGGCTCTCAGTTTGGGATAAAGACGATCTAGTAAATTACTACAACTAAAAAACAAAAATAGAAATATTAAAATTTAATTCACCCCTACCGGCTCAATGCTGGTAGGGCTTTTTTCGTTTAAACGGAAAATTTTAAAAATGTCTATTATAACAGAAAATCTTTTGATTTATTTACTGGATAGTGGTATAATAATTGTACACAGATTTTAAACAATCTACTAGATAACCAAGTGTAGAGAGGGTGATACCTTGCTTGGATTGTGTACATAATTCCCGTTACGCTTGTTGCGAGATATTGCAGGAAGATAAGTAACTCTCTTTTGAGCGATCGGAAGGGGTCATGACGTGAAAGAAGATTGAGGGTGTACATAGTGTGGAGATTGTGCGTAGTTAGACCATTATCAGACGGTGGCGGTGACAATAGACGCTCTCTGTGAGAGAATAATCTGGCAAGGCCTTATGTAGCAGTAAGAACCAAACCAGAAATGCTAAAACAAACCGTTTTGCACTTGAGGCCGAGCAATCGGCCGATAACACTAAAGATAAGTACAAGTAGCCCAAATCGTGCAGGAAATTACAAGATATATTGTGCTAAAATATTGATCTGAATGTCGGGTGAAAGTTGGACGTAACCAGTCGTGCCTAGTCATTAAATCGCTACGGAAGTTATAGGGTCGCTCCTTATGGCTCAGACCGTAGTAGACTATCGGTCAATAAATTGCGTACAATCGAAGTAGAGCGAAGGCTCATTTGATAGATTGTTTAAAGTTTGTGTCTGCTCTTGCGCAATGCAAGAGTTTTTTATTTTTTAAAATTTATATTTTATCGGAAATTTTTACGAATAAATAAGATGGAGGTAATTAAAATGAAAATACTAAATACTGAAATCGCACATATCAACGAGTCTAAGCTTGGTTTTGAGCATTGGGTAGACGTGACTTATCAGGCTCCCATCTTAAAGGGAACATACACTGTTAGAGTCATGTTGTTGCTTGCCTTTAAAGCTGAAGATCCAGAAGTAGTAGACTACATGGTCAGAGAGTGGAAACGACGGGATATTATCCATCACTCATTATTGATGTATGAGGTTGAACAAAATGACCACAAACGCAATTTATCGCCCCAAATCTGCCCCAAATAATTTTAGTTTTTAACCAAATTTAACCAGATGGAAAATAGAAAAAGCCCTATTTTAAGGGCTTTTATGTCGTATAAAACAAGATAAAATCATATCTTTAAGGCGGTAGACGGATTTGAACCGACGATCAAGCTTTTGCAGAGCCGTGCCTTA